AAATTAACATTCATTTTTTCATCTCTCCCTAAAGTTTAGTTTTATTTAGATTTGTTTATGTAACTCTGAATCACTTCTAATAATTGTTTGGCGCGTTCGCGATCTTTGTCATTATCTCCGAATACAAATGCTGCTTCTTCTTCATCTAATCTATCAGTAACCTTTACATAAAGCTCATTATCACTTAAATGACTAACTAGCAGTTCATCCTGATCCTCATCTTTTTCTTCAAACCATTTAACAACTTCTGTTAATTCGCTCATTTTCTTCTCTCCTTAAAATCACAATTTTATCTACTCTGTTATTCTTTTAAGATATAGTAGGTACTAATACTTCTTGCCATCTACCATCTTCTTTTTCATCATATTTCTTTCTCGCTCCACAAGTAACACATTCAATAACTGGCTTACCTAAACTTTTGTATGTTTCAAGATATTTTTCTTGTTCTGCTTTTAGGTTGTAATTAATACCATGATACTGATAATTTGAGTCATCAAAGCATGAATAACATTGCATATTTTTTCATCCCCTTTATATTCTCATTAACGCCACTTTAATTTATCAACTGTATCCTTTAGTTTTTTATTTTCTTTTTCAAGTCGTTCATTTGATGCAAGAATTGTATTGTATGCAATCTCATAGCCTTCTAATCGCTCAATGATCTTTTCAAATGCTTCTGATTCTTCATCGATGAATAGAGCGTTTCTAACCATTTCAATCGATTCTTTTAAATCTTCCATATTCTCACCTCTTAGATTTTTATTCAGTTTCAATTTTCCATTTTAAGTAGCAATCTATACCACGTTCAATATCTACTTTTAAAACAGTCGCATCAGTGAATATGAACTCCAACATATATACACCACCATCATTATAGATTGATCTTATATTAGCTATAGTCTTCCCTTTTAAATCTTCCATTTAATCCATCTCCATTCTCGATAAATTTTTGATTTTATTGAAAAAGTTAATTCTCGCGATCTGTTATATTGAAATTCTCAATTATGAAAAGTAGCTGGAGATAAAATTCGGTTGCTGTTATAGCTACTTTTCATAATTGTTTATTTTATTTTAATATGAAATGGAATATTATGCAATCGTTTATTTACATTTATTTTATTTTTAAAATATTATTACATATTTCCTTAAATGTTATTTCTCCATCCTCATACATTTGCTTTGCTTCATCTACTGTAAGATCACGATAATATTGACAGTCCACATAATCCAGGAAACAATTGATCACATCTTGTTCTGTTGGCTCTGTTCCTTCTATTTCATAATTCGCGTGTTCAATTACCTTTCTTATTAACTCTTGCATATTAACAACTCCTATCCTCTTTAGTAATTTCTATATGTTTATTTTATTCTGTGAATTTTATAATATTCCTTCAAGACTTATAAAAATATTTTTATATTTTCTAAAACTTCTAGCGTTATTTTATAGTTGCTGTTATATGAGAATACTAAAAACAGTAACATGAGAATGAATAAAAATGCGGTTAATATGCAACTCGTTCTATATTTCAGTGAAAAATTTACTGATCTTGTATTCATATATGAATCGATTTCTCATTGTATGTATTAATTGCTTTATTATATAGACCTAGTAAGAAGTGTCTTTCCCTTCCTTCAGTTCCATTTAAACTTTCTAAGATTAATCCAATAATAGTTTTTAACTCATTAATATTTTTATCTTTTAAATTCATTGTGAACACTCCCCTTTTTTAAATTTCACTCACGTTAATTTTGCATTGCTGTTATATGCGCTTTTACACTTTCAGACAATCACTTTAATTTCATTTTGAATATTATTATCTATAATATGTTTATATTCGTTAAATTTTTCTTTAGCTTGTTCTAATTGATCAAGTCCATAATTTATAATGTGAAGGCCATTTCTACCAAGATAAGATAAAGTTAAACAATTTAAATTAGAATTAATTTGATTATCCTTTCTATATAAATTTAAACTTTCATTTTCAGTTTTAACTTGATCAATAATTTTCATGTGTCGTGCTGCCTCCTGCGCGCGGCCGGCCAAAAAACTAACCGGTAACTTTTTTAATTTCTGTTATACGTACTTTTCCATTTTATAATTATCTATTTCCTATAATTCCCAAATTATTCTAGACATCCTAATTCCATACAACTTTTTTAAAATAACATTGCTAAAATATAGATTATAGGGCTATTTCATTTGATCAACTTATATTTAGTTTATTCAATTTAGATACAATACAAGCCAATAAACTTTTATATATTATGCTTATTGGCTTTTAAATGGCTTTTTTTCGTGTTTTAATTGCTTTGTATAGGTATATACTTGAATTGTTTTATAATCGTTTGTAACGTACCTTAAACCGTTTTAATGTTTATTTTATTCTACATAAAAGAGAAATTTTATCAAGAAGTTAATTTTAATAGTTCGCTCGTTTCTACTATAAAGTATGATTTATTATTCATTACTTTATTATAAGACTGTTGTCCTTCAAATTGGTTAATTACTTCTTGTTCTTCTCTTGTCATGTCTGAATATTTTACTTTCCCATATGAAGGCGGCAACCAGTTTTTACGCTGAGAACCATATAAATTAAATTTCTGTAATAGATCATCATTTTTAAATTCAATATGACAAGTACCTTTTTTATAAAAAGTAATGTAAAAATATTTTAAATCTATTTTTCTAGTTTCCTGGTAATGCTCTGCCATTTTTAAAGTATCTGTAATGTCAATTTCTTCGGTTTGGCCATTATCTAAGTAATTAAATACTTTTTCTATATCTTTTAATTTATCAATTATTTTATAATCTGTAGGCCTGTAACATTTATCAAACCAGCCATTAAAACCATTTAAAGGAATAATAACTTTTTTATTGATCTTATATGATTTATTTGTTTTCCAGCCATTGTATAAATGAATGTTCTTAGATGATTCGTCATAATAATGTTTATGGCTGAATTCTTCAAATAGATTTAATATTGTATCTTCAACGCCTTGAATCATTTCTTTATTTAATTCAATTCTTAATGAATAAATATTATATAAAGAAAAATCATAGTCCTTTAACTCTTCAACGTGCTGCATATATTTTTGTTTTAAATTGCTTGTAAACAGTCCCATAAATTGATCATTGTTAAATAACGCGCTCCAATATTTTGAGCGTATTTGCTTTATATAGGCATTTTCTAAGCTGCTGCCTTCTTTATCTTCATAATCTAGACTAAGCTTTAATACTGGATTATTTTCACCTTTAAAAGTTCTTAACATGTAAGGGACTAAACTATTATATTCATTAATTAGTTTTAAACCTGCTTTTACTTCATAATTATATTGATCGACTATTCCCTTTATAAAATCCGAATTAATTAATTTATCACTTTCATAATGATTATTAGTATTATATTTTTCTTCTTGCTTCAATTCGTTAACAATAACACTAGTATATTCAATTTTAGGAATATCAATATAGATCAATGCTATTTCTACATTTGTTTTACGTTCTGCATCTGTAAAAGTATTTTCTAAATATTCTATTGTAGCGTTATATTTTTCTAATTGATTAATTAATTCTTTTCTATAGTTGCTATATGGATTTTTTAAAGTTTCAGAGTTTAATATACAAACAATTTTCCCGCCAGCCTGCTGCAGTTCAATAGCTTTTAATAAATGTTTATCTCCTTGACTAAATGGAGGATTCATACAAATTAGATCATATTTTTTATAAGTTGAATAAGTTAAAAAGTCATCATGTACCAGTCTTAAATTTTTACCTTTTAATATGTATTGTAAGTTTTGATCTAGTTCAATTGTATCAATGTCGAACTTTTTTTCTTTTCTATTATATGAAGACAGAGTATATTTAAATTTTTCTTGAATTGCTTCGATTAAGTCACCTTTTCCGCCATTTGGCTCTAAAACACTTCTAATAGTTCTAAAATCAATTTTAGATAACATTTTATTAATTAAATTTTTAGGCGTTGGGTAAAAGTCTGCATTATCTTTAAACATGTAATTTCCCCCTTAATGGTAAAAGGTTTTTTATTAGGCAGAAACCTTTTTAAAACTGCTTATATATTAGAATGTAGCTTTATAGGTATTGATTATTGGTTTTATTCCTTGTTGTTCAAAATGATTTAAAATTTCATCATATTGCTTTTTATCACATGATGAATACTTACTTCTTGTTGTTCTTATTCCGTTGTTGTTTTCTTCTACATGGTTTAAAACTGTATCCGGTAAACTATACCAACCTTTATATACTAATAATGTAGAGTAATGATATTTATAATGTATTTGTCTTTTCTTCTCTGGTGTAAAGTTAATTTTTACGGCGTTCTCATATTGTGCATATGCTTTATTTTCTACACTGTCAAACGTAACTCTATTTGTTACAATAGAACCCCAATCAGAAATATAAAACATTGTTACTTTTTCACCTTGTTGTATATCTGCATTTGTAAATTGATCTTGTATGCCGTCAACTTCTTGTAAAATTTTATACATTGCTACTTTTAAAGATTCAAATTCTAATTGTTGAATAATATCTTTAGTTAGTTTGAAATTGTATTCGCTTAATTTATTTTTAAACGCTTCTTTATATTCTTTCCAGCTTTCATTTTCCCATGTTTTAACAATGTTTAATTCAGAAATAACTGTAAATGAAATATCTTCTAATTGATCAGCTTTTAATTTTAATTCGTTTATTTCTTCTTCATTTACTAATTGAACAACTTTTAAAGATTTTTTAATAGTTGCATTGTCTGTTAATCCTACATAACGCGCATATGAAAAGCCTTGAGCATCTACAACAAATTGAAGTTTGTTATTGAAATAAATTGCAACCCCTAATAAATTCCATTTTACTGTATTTCTTTCATCTTCCATATTGTCATAATCAGTCATTGAATTAATACGATTGTCATCAGTATATGAACCGCCTGTATTAGTTAAAAAGTCAAAATCATTTAATAGCATATTAGAAAAGTTTGTTAAAGCTTCTTGGCTGTTGAAATGAATTTCTTTTGTAATTTTAACGTCTTCTAATGAATATCTACCCGTTTGAACTTCTTCTTTATATTGATCAAGTGTATTATTTTTATTTAAGTCTGCAAATTCTGATCCAATTACAAAATATTGTTTATCTTCTTCTAATGTATTTACTTCAATACTATTATAGATATTTTCAATTTGTTTCTTCTCTTCTTCCTGCCATTGTTTATACTCTTCGTTTCTTTTTTCTTGCTCTTTTTTGTATGATTGGAATTCTAGTTCTTTTCTTTCTTTTTCAGCTTTTTCAAATTCTGCATGTTTAAGGTCAAATTCTTTCATGTCGTTTTTAATTTCTTCAGTAGCTTCAGTTTGTTTATAATCCCAATCAATTTCAGCCCATCCTGTAAAATTATAACTACCAGCATAATCAGAATAATGATCTGCAGCGTCATAGCAATGTTTATACGCGCTTAATAAGTTACTGCAATATTCTGTAATAGCATTCAAATAAATAGAATCTTTTTCGAATGGACTAGATTTAATTGAAAAGTTAATTCTACCGTAATAAGGAACAGTAACAGAAAATTTACATTGTGGAAAACGTTTTTTAATATGTGTTCTAATTTCCTTTGCTATTTCTTTACATTCTTGATCTTTTTTAATTTGATTAATTTTAAGATCAATTAATTGAGTAGCATTCCATAAACTTAATTTTTCTGTTGTAGTTGCTACTTTTTTAGTTGTTTCTTTTACTGGTAAAGTTACTACATTATCATTATTTACTAAGCTATTTGCAATTTGTAAAGATTTTTCATTTTGTTTTGTATACCAGCATTTTTTAAAGTTTGACCAACGGAAACCATTTGATTTTAAATTAGTTAAAATGTTTTGATCTGGTTTAGCTGCAAAATATAATTCAATCCCGTTTAATTCTTCATTAATTTTTAAAGTAGCTGTCATAATTGATCAATCCCCTTTTTATTTTATTATTTATGTAATTAATTTCTAAATACTATCTATAAATATTTATTTTACTTATAGATAGTTTTAAGAATTAATTAGTATTAAGTTAATTGTATATATGCATCTTTCCAAGTGTCGAAACTCTTAAAATTAAGGTTATCTCTTTCTTGTTTATATGCCTTTGGATCACCTTTTATAATTCCTACTACAACCTTTTTTAATTTTGTACAATAACCTTGTAATCTGTATTTTGGGTTATTTTCTAATAAGCTATAATATTTATTTTCCTCTGCAATATGCTTTCTTAATTGTTCTCTCATTGTTTTTGATCTCCTTTTTATTGTTTATTTTATTTTCGTTTCTATATTATAATTATATTCGATAAGCTCCAAAAATACAACTATTATTTTAATATTTGCTTATTTTATTTTTATTCTGTATAAGTTCCGATTTCTAATTTATCATTCTTTCCAAAGCTTAAAAATACTTTTCCGTTTTCAAGCTGCATCTGCTTTCTAACTTCAAACATTCTCATATTGTTTTTAATTGCAGTTAAATATATTCTACCGTTTCCAAAGCGTTTAATTTGTAAGCTGTCATACTCTCTCTTTTCATGTTTTCCAGCTTTCTTGATCTCATTTGAATGTAACGTAATTTGAATTGTCATTTTTCTTAATCTCCTTTTTATTTAATTTATATGATAAGTTAATTATAATTCATTAATTGCATAAAGTAAAGAATTATTTGCTTATTTTATCTATATTTTTTAAGTAAAAGACAAATTTTATTTAATTTTGATCACTTTGTCGCCATCTTCACAATTTAAATTTGCTTCTTCTTCACTTTCAAATCTAATTGTAAATTCAGTTATTTCTTCATCATAAAAAGTTAAAATATGTTCTTCATCCTCACATAAATAGCCTTTTTCTTCATGTTTAATTACATATTCACTATTAGTTATATTACTATCGATCCATATTGGCGAATAAATTTGATCACATGCAGCACATTTATAATGACCTTCCCAAGTGTTAACGGGTTCTACTTCTATACCTTCCCTATTACAAGGATAAAAACCAGAATCATTTGCATTATTACCACATTTACATGTAAAATCTTCAGCCATTTCTATATTTAAAATATTTTTTTCAGTTAATTTATAAATATAGTCGCCGTCTTCCATAATATACTCTTCAGCTTCTTTTTCACTTTCAAAGATCATTATAGAATCATTTATCTCATTTTCATAAAAAGTTGAAAAGCTGTTTTCATCTGTAGATAAATAACCTTTATTATCATTTTTAATAATGTATTGTTCTATCATTTTTTTAAACTCCTTTATAGTTAATTTATTTTAATTAAGCTGTTTTCTTTATGCTGCAAATATCAATATTATCTGGATTAAATACCGTTATTTCCTTTGTATTATCTAACCATTGAATAATTAAAGAATCATATCCCAGATTGTAAATATATTCTTCTATGTGTTCCCTATATTCGTTACCATATTTTCTTAATAGCGTATTTTCTACATTGTTCCATTGATCAATTGTAAAAGTAATTGGATTAATATTTAATTCCGAAACAATAACAGTATTTCCATAATGGCCAATTGTTTCAATATCGTTTGAAAAATAAACGCCGTTTCCAAAACGTTTGGCATTGTTTGTTATTTCTTTATTGAATCCATTTAATAGAATACTTTTTGCGTTCTGTGTGCTAGTTGCATGATACCAATTCATAATATAGTCACTCCTTGTATTTGTTTAATTTATTCTTTATGGCCTATTCAAGCGACTTTATACAATGTTTAATACTTGAATAGGTTAAAAGGTAAATTAAAGCTATTAAGACTATTTAAAAGTTCAATTTTAAATAGAATTTACTTACGTCTCTTTTTAATTATTTTTACATTTTTATAACCTTCTTCAATTGCTTCTAAATAATATTCTTTAGCGTGTTTTTTCTTTTTGTATCCATCTTCATAGATAGTTCGTTCATCCTCATATCTAACAATATAATTTACTTTCCAATTGCCTGACACTTTCATCCCTCCTAAAATGTTTTTTTAATTTTAAATAAATTTAACACAATCAGGATGACATCCTTCAAAAATATTTCCGTCTGATAGTTTAACATTGTATCCGTTACGATCTAAATCGATTCTTTGTGATACTCCTATTACTTCAGCTTCAACCCATTCAGATTTATTTAATTTGTAGTTATATACTTCTAATAAACATTTACCCATTTTTAAAACCCCTTTATATTTAATTTATTTTGTTTAAAATTTGAATTTTATTTAGTTTAAAACTTCAATATAATAAGTTTTTCCTTCAACTATTGAAAATGTAATTAAATTTCCTAATCTTTTTAAATTAAATTCACTCATTTTTTTACCTGCTACGAAAAAACCTTTTTTTCCTTCGTGAGTTAAAGTTATACTTTTTACCAGTCTGAAGAATTTATTTTGTTTCAATGTTTGTAATAATGTTTCATTGTCTAGGTCAAAATTTAATTCCTTGATTTTACCTTGTTTAACTTTTACTTTATATTCTACTAATTCATTAAAACTTAATTCTTTTATTGTATATTTCATTTTAAAAACTCCTTTATAATTTTATTTAATGTTTGTTGTTACTAAATAACCATTATGAGCTGCATTTAAAATTTTTGCGTCATATTGTTTTGCAAGTTGTTCCGCAATTTCTTTATTATAGACTACACATTCACCAGAATTTTTTAATAGGTCAATGTAGTATTTCATTCTAATTTTAATTGTATCTATCATTTAAATCGATCCCCTTTATATTTAATTTATTTGCTGAGTTAATTGTAATTCATTTTTTACATAAAGTAAAGATTTATTTTAATTATTTGTTTATTTTATTTTCTAAATAAAAGCTAGATTTTACACTAATTCAATTTTACTTGTTTTAAGGCCAAATGCTTTCATATCACTTTCAAAACTTTCTATTAATTGATCTAGTTCTACACCAGTAAAATTTTTTAATTCACTTGTTTGTGTGTAGTTGCCGTCTGAAGCTGTTAACTTCATTGAATAAAATGATATATCTGTATTTGTTAACGTTTCAGCATCGAATAGTAATTCTTGCATATTGGAATAAGTTTTCATGTTTTTATTAGCTGGTAAAATTGTTACAACCTCACTATTTTGTGAATATAAGAAAGAATATTTCATATTGATCAATCTCCTTTGTATTCGTTTTATTTGATTAAGTTAATTATACTATATTATATGTTCATTGTCTATTTTTTATGTATATTTTATTTATAAATATTTATTATTTTGTTAGTAGTAATTTTTGTAGACTCATAAAGAATGTAAAAGAAATTAAGAAAGCAGTTAATAAGATCAACTCCATTTATTTTCACCTCTTTTATATTAAGTTATCTTATTTATTATTTAATTCTATTTTTGTTACTCCTTCACCAGTTTTAAATTGTTTCTTTGTGAATGTAGCTTTTATTTTGTCACCTACATGTATATTAAGTTTAGTATCTTCCTTTGTAAAAAATAATCCTTCATTTTTACCATTAGAATAATATCCATTTTGATCAATTGAAGTAACTTTATATTCTTTTACGATTAATTCCTGTTTAGCTGCTGCATGCTGCTTTGAACAACCTGTAAATGATACTAATGAAGATAATACACTAATTGATAATACAACCTTTTTAAATGTTTTCATGTTTTTTGATCTCCTTTGTATTAAGTTATTTTGTTTTGTTCTTATAGTTTATTATATGATTTTAATCATTTGTTTATGATTATTTTATTTATAAAGTTACATTGATAAAACTAAAACAGTACAAGTATAAATGACAGATCCAATTGCAGCTAAACTACTTAAACCATAAAATAATTTTTCAAATAAATTAAATTTGATCATTTTTATTATCTCCTTTAAGTGTTTATTTTGTTTTATTTGATAAGTTAATTATATAATATTCTTATTGATAAAACAAGTGTTTTATTTAAATTTGTTTATTTTATTTATACTTTATTATATGATTGATTAACCTTTAATATGACTATAAGAATTGGATTATTTGCGCTTTTTGCAAATAAGACAAAAAGGTTTTATGTTTTCACAGGATAAAGTAAAAAAGCTGCATCATGTAATATGATACAACCTTTTATGTATATTTTATTTTTTTGACGGTTTTCAAACTACTATAAGTAAAGAGATACACTTTGTTAGTTTGAAAACCGTCGTTTTTTCTAAAATGGTATTAGTTCATCAATGTTTATTTGTTCTATGTATTCATTATCAATATTCATTATTCTATTTATAACGTTTCCTGTTTGATGATCAACAACTATATTTATTAATCGTTTAATATCATCAACATATTTTTTATTTAATCTAAAATTATACTTCTTTCCCGATGTGAATGCAGTCTTATATCTTTTAGTTGCATTGGTTAATAATTTTAAAATTATAGTACCATTTAGAGTATCTTTATATTCTTTCCTTTTTAAGTCTTCAAGTAAAAAATCTAAAAGATGTTTCCTTTCATCTAGTATAAACTTTTCATTTATTGTAATGTCATAAGCTATAAAATAATATTCTATATCTAGTTTACTTTGTATTAATTTTTTAACGTCATATTTAAATGTATTCCAGAATATAGAATTTCTAATTTCTGATACTTTATCGAATCCTAATTCTTGAAGTATTAATTTTTCACATTCTAAAATTGTTGATCTTTCGTGTTCGGTTGCAAGTCTAACATTACTTTTATTTCTTTCATTTACCTTTGTAACAGTATCATAGCTTATTATTCTTTTATCATATAAATTTTTTAAAGCTGTATCAATCGTACTTTTAAAATTACTGTTTGTAGTATTATAAAAGTCGTAAACTACATTTTCATTTATATCTATATATTTAGATATTTTATTTACATTATCATGGCCATAACTATAATTTTCGTTTACCATTCCAATTGTTTTCATTAGCTTATTTCTTCCAATTGATAAATGACCATTATTCTTACCTTGTACTAATAAGTCTAATATTAAGAATTGAATTAATTCCCCATAAACAGTATTATTCTTTCTACTTCCTAGACTCTTACCTCTATTATCTGTTTTAGATATTGGAGTCTCATATATTTCTTTAATTGTAAAAGAATGACCAGATCGAACATATTTACAATATCTTTCTAATTCTTTTAGTTGTCCTTTCTTACTATCAGTTCCCTTTTTAATCTCTATTTCTAATACATTACATAGTTCTTTGTAATTCTTTATTACCATTCCAACATTAAGATTATTAATATTCAATATGTTATCTCCTTTGTATATTTTATTCTCTTTCCTGGATATCTTTAAATGTACTATCACTATTGAACATTCTGTATAGTACACTCTTTAATGTAGCGAATTGATCATAGTCTAGATTATATTTATCAATTGATAATTTAAAAGCCGCTGGAATTGTTTTATTATAAATGGTTACTGAATTGATAGCATAAAGAATAGTCTTAAACAGATCATTGTTAACTCTTATACTATTAATCTTTAAGTATTCAACTAATCTATTATAGTTGTCCTCTCTTATTTGTTTCTGATCAATCATCTTACTACCTCCTTCTATTCGTATTGATATGTATATATTATGTATGTCTATCCTCCTTTCAATATTGTTTAGATATATAAATGTATATATCTCTCATTATCGTATCATATATGAATACTTAATACAATAGTTAATGTATATATTACTTACTTATATAATGTATGATATGTATCTATATACTATGTACATTGTAGGTATTGTATTAGGTTGTATATGTCTGTATGTAGTACATTGCAGTATGATAGATAGTTAGATAAAATAGTACAATGATACTGTATGAGTATTATAATTAGGTATGAATGTATATATAGATATGTATATGATCAATACAATAGCAGCATGAACTATATACCATGTGACTATATAAGCATGATACATACATGATAGTACTATGTATAATATATATTATTATATTTATTATATTGTTTATTATATTTTGTAAGAGTGTATAAGATTGATAGCATAATGACAGATACATGATAGTAGTTAAGTATAGTATAGGTTAAGCGTGACTGCATGAGGCTGTAAGGTGGTATGTGATTAGGTTGTATGTGGTATGATACTGTATTATATGGTATGTGAATGAGTGTGTTAGCTGGAATATATGTAAATTGGACAGTGAGTATAATATATTGGAATGGTAGTATAGTTGATTAGAATACTATGAAGTTTTCCGCCATGTTATAAAAGTGTGCAAATTCTTGCATGGTCAAGGAGTGATAGTCTAAACTTGTAAAATTTTGATTGAATTTGAGTAATTTTTTTGAGTTATTGAAGTTGTTGATCATAATTTGTATGAATTGAAGTAGTTACGTCAAACTCCGTATATAATGGATATTATATAGGTAGTTACAGGGTTTTTCATGTGTCATATAGGGGGTAACTTAACATCAAATTGATGAATTTTTTCTCATATTTACCCCATAGCACTTCTACTTCCATCGTTAACTTACACACCAAATCCACCTAAAATATCCCAAAAGTAAAATCCCCTATATCCCTATATATTCTAACTTTACCCTTATTTTAACTATCCTCATTCACTATTCAACTCCTTACCAATCCTACATTTTCCCTAATTCTAATTCTACAAATTTTACCTTTTACCATATACATTCCCACACTTTCCCCTTTATCCATCACAACTTTAATAGTCTACATCTATCCTCTCCATTTCACCTCATCTACAACTATCCTAATCTACCCAATAATCCATATAAACCTATACGGGGGCTACGTTTTACATAACTCCAATTTCACATGTGACTATATAAACCCTTACCATTATTAGATTATCCAATTTTCACCTGATCACACATTCTATTATTCCATTGTAAATACTACATTATTAAAAACACAAAAAATCCCACCCAATTATAGGTAGGATCAATTTAAATTTTCACCACAATTTACAAACTCGTTTTGTAAATGCTAATACTGTATCTTATATGTATCTTTATCTTATGTAATTACTATATACTGTTCTCTTAATGCTGCACTAGGGGAACTTCACCTCTGCATTTTGGGAACTCAGCTCTGCATAAACGGAACCTGGCTAAATTAATGTAAGGATTGAGCCACGTAATAATGGTTGTTAAAACGTTCAAATATCAACTCATCATCTTCATTATATGCATATTCCGTTTCCAATTTATGTTTCTTTACATTGATCAACTTATTTTTGATTAGCTGCTCATTTGCATCCTGGACTTTCCTCTTTGCTATCTTTAATCGTTTAGTTAACGTATCATATCCAACAAAGCAAAATGTTCTATCGCTCTTCTTATCCTTCATATTAATATGACTCTTATAATATATAACTTGCCTGAATGCATACTCATCAATTTGATCTAGTTCATAATAATTAAATAACTCTGCTGATATTAATGTGAATGATTCAGCTTCATTATATATCTTCTCATTGAATACAATTTGCAGTGACCCTTTTGTTGGTAATTTATTAATCTCATTTTCAATTAGGCCAGCAGCATATAAATTCTTCAGTCGTTTTCTAAATGTCCTAGCATCATTCATCTTACAAAATCTCATTAACTTACGATGATCTATTTCAATTATCTTATCTCCATAGTTCCTGAAGTACAGGAAACTTAATCTTGCGTATAAGATGAAATCGCCATTTGATAAAAATGTTTCATCTTCATTCCGAACAATTCTAGTCGGTAATTTTATGTATAATTTATTTTGTTTAGCTGTCAACCCTTCTCAACCTCCTTTTGTTCTCAGTGTATGCTACTATTATATATGTATATTTAACTCATATACAACTATTAAATAAAATAAATATTTATAACATTGTATAAGCCTATTCTACCTATTTTGTATCATCTGAATGCATTTATACTCCCTTCTATTTCAAACGCTCATATTAGACCCCTAGACACATTTAAATTGATTTTATGAGTCCAGTCTCTTCTTATTTATATGTGTGATAAAAATAGAATTATATTTTGATAAATTTTGAGAATATTTTAATAACCTATTGCATTAAATAAAATAAACATATATAATGAAATTACAAAACAAGTCATTAAGGAGGTGATAAAAATGACAAGGAAAAAACTAAATTTAACGGATATTCGCGATTTTTTAGCATATAAAGTTGAGAATGATCAAGAAACTGACGCTGAATATGAACTATATCTTTCTCTTATTGAAGAAGAATCTAATATTAAAGAAAGATATAGTAAACTATTAAAGCAACTGGTTAGGCAAATCAGGGAGTATGAAGAATTCGGGAGTTAATACATAAATTATACATATATGAGAGAAGGAGAATGAGATGACGATTCTTAGCAGTATAGAACATTTAAAAGATCAACTAACACAAGTTGACAAACATACATATAAGTTTAAATCGAATGATAATATAATCAAATGTGAGGGCGATACATATAGGTTTTATCGTTTTGATACCATAACTACCCACATTGAACAAACTCACTCAGATAAGAGTCTGAAGGACATTTACGACAACATTATTTCTAAACTTGATTACGAATTGGAGTTTGCATCTGATCGAACAGAATTAGTTAATAGACTAATAGAAGAAAACAGTTGGATTTACTCTCTTGTTTCCACTGAGCGAATGATGAAAAATCAAATTAAGAAGAAGACTTCTTTCCTATCAGAGAATATGGCCTTTGATAAACTCATGGAACGATTAAGTACATACATAACTCATGCTAAATTTAAAGATCTTAGAGATAAAGTTTATTATGAAGCATTAACTCATAGTCTTAATGAATCTGAGAAAGTAAATAAGAGGCAACGTACAGAGAATCATGAAAGTGAATTATTAAATTTAGCTGGCCAAATATCAAGTTATCACCACAAACTGATACGTGAGCAAATTAACGGTAAAGAAGATAAACGAGTTGAATCAACAGATGACTTAGTAACAAGAGAATCCGGTGGAGACTTTGTTTCAAGTGAAGAACAGATGCACCGTACTAAGAAATTGGTAAGGAATTATAAGACTGATTCCATTTCGGATACATATTGGGACTCTATGTTTAGTCCAGTAAGAAAAAGTTTAATTCCGTTTTATGATTTTGATATGCACGATGAATCCCTTAATAAATCTATACTTTCGAAGACATTTAGAAAAGACTCAATTGAACAATTAGAGAAAACTGTGCAAAATGTGGGTAAAATTATCGGTTTTCACCTAAAAAACAGTGAAAATCGTGCAAAATTTATAGAAAATTTAACAAATGAAAAAGGTAAGAAATATGTATCTCAACTTAGAAGATTGTACACTGAGTTAAAAGGAGACTTGGAGTTATCGAAAAAGTTACTGACAGTCGTTGTTGTACCTAAACGACTAGAGAAAACAAGCACAGTGATTGATATTAACTCAGATACGTTCTACACAAATGAACAAGGTGAAGAAATTGAGTTAAGTAAGAACTACATTCGCATGAGTGATCCAAATACATATAAAGGTTTAATACTTACATATAAGGAATTGAAAGATAAATATCACGATAGTCACGAATCTGATTGGTGGGCATTGATTAAAACATTTGAAGGCCTATTGGAACAGACTAAGTTTACCGAAGATGAACAATTTGTGTTGGATATGCTGTTTGATAATTATACTCAGACACAGATACGCGAGAAATATGGAGAACTGAATGTCGGAAATATGACAACAAGAAGAATCTCTAATTTAATTAATACTACTATTCCAAGTAAGATACGTGATTCATATTTAGATAGTGTTGAAGATTGGTTATATACTGAGAAGATTAAAGGGACATATAAAACTTGCACTAAATGTGGAGAAGTTAAGATTGCAAGCGAAAGACACTTTTCTCCCGATTCCTCTAAAAGTGATAATTTAAAAGGTATTTGCAAAGCCTGTAGAAGTGTCGTGGGACAGAACGCGTAAAATTATTGGCTTTTGTTACCATATATATGTAAGGATAAATAAAATAAACAAATAACCTTATTATTACTCATACTTTTCACTGTATGGGTTTTAATAATATAAAAAATTAAAACGAGATTCCAAGGAGGAAATATAAAATGAACAAAGATGCATTAGCAAGAGCAGTAGCAAGTAAATTAGAGGTTTCAATTAAAGATGGTAAGGCAGTAGTTGACGCAGTATTTGAAGCAGCATTAGAAGGTATTGAGACACATGATGAAGTATCACTAGGCTCTTTAGGTAAATTAACTAAGGTTGATAAACCTGCTCGTACAGCTCGTAATCCTAAAACTGGTGAAGAAGTTGCAGTGCCGGCTAAGACTGGTGTTAAATTTAAGCCATCTAAACTTATCAAAGAATCTGTAAATAAATAAGTAAATTATACAAATACATAAACAGTGTGAGAGGGTTTTCCTCTCTCCACTCCCCCAAATATCAATTGTTAAGAGAAGTAACATCCCCTCGCTTCTTCTCCTCTACTGAAATAAAAAAATATTAAATAAAAAGGGGATCAAATATGAGTAATTTATATGTTGCTGATACTAATATTTTACTAGATCAAATTGAAAATTTAAACGAATATAAAATTGTGCTACTTAGTCATACTCTTAGAGAACTTGATAAACACAAGTCAAATAAAGATAAAGAAGAATTAGCATTTCAAGCTAGAAAAGCAGTTAGATACATTAAAAATAACACAGGCAAATTCGTATTCGATGCTAAAGATTATAATGGATTCGAATTGGGTCAAGATTATGATGATGCATACCAAGACAATAATATTCTTGCAGCATGTGTTAAAAATGGTTATGGTGTAATTTCTAGTGATGTATTACTTACATATAAAGCTAAAGGATTTGGTCTTGAAGTTATTGACTTAGATAATCAAACGATTGATGATAATTCCAAATACACCGGAATTAGAGACCTATACGTTGATGATTCAACCGAAAGCCAATTAGCATTAGCTTATATTTATCAAAATGGAAATACTGATCAATTTGAAATGGTTGAGAATGAATACTTAGCAATTTGGGACAAATCTAAACCTACATATAGCGAAGTAACTGGTAAACCTAATGGATATGAGCCAATTGATACATTCAGATTTGATGGTGAGAAATTAGTAAAGCTTAAATTTAAACCAACTGAAGATATGTTCATGGGTAAGACTAAGCCTTTAAATGTTAAGCAACAAATGGCATTTGATTTACTTCAAAATAAAAATGTTGGAGTTAAATTATTGCTTGGTAATCAAGGAACAGGTAAAGATTACACAATGGTTGCTCATTTAATGCAATCTCTACAAAAAGAAGAGATCGATAAAATTGTCTTCATTCGAAATTTAACAGGATTAAAAGATGCTGGTCAAACAGGATACTTACCTGGAACACTATATGAAAAAATGGTCAACTGGGCAGCTCCTTTTATTGATGCTTTAGGTGGCGAAGATGGATTTAGGATGTTAGTTGAAAAAGGTAAAATTGAAATTCAACATTTTGAATCTATTCGTGGCAGAAGTTACACAAATTGCGGAGTTTACTGTACAGAAATTCAAAATATGTCAGCAGATCACGCTAGAATGATTCTTTCTAGGATTGGTAAAAATTCAACTCTTTACTTAAATGGAGACATCAAACAAGTTGATAAAGAGTCATTTAAGTCGAATAGTTCAATTAACGCTCTTAAAAAGTTAAAAGGGAATAAATTATTCGGAGTTGTAACTTTTGACAAAACTGAAAGATCAGAAATTGCAAGTTTGGCAGAATTGATTTAAATAATCATAACTAAACGCTATCCTCGTTAAGAGGCGCAAGATTGTTTCACTAGATCGCTCGATAAGAGCAGCAAGAACTTAGCTTACCAAGTCGTAAGCAAACCGACCCTAGTCATTTTCGGCTAGGGTATTTTATTATGTGCGTGAAGGCTATCAACAAGTTTACCAATTAGGGATAGTAGCTATGTGACTTTAGCTAGGACTTGTTAAGTGGTTCGAATCCACAACGTACACTTATCGTAAACGTATTTTGATGTAATTAACCGACCACTCTCTTGTAAAGAAATGGGAAATTGAGATAGGTGTGTGGGAACGCTGATTCTCAAACGTTGCTTTAAGGGATTAGCAGAAACGTTAAAAAATTATCCCTTTTTATTATGTGCGTAACGGACGGGTAGTATTCGATATGGCTCTGCTACTTAGTGGGTTCAAATCCTACAGATGCACACCAATTACCAAACTTCTCCTCGGATAGCATGGAGACCTGACTAGGCAGGCACTTGTAATAGTGTGAAAAGAATATCCTAGAAAACGTGCAGTATCGCTATCCACCAGTACGACCAGCTTGGATTAAACTAAGCTAATTAAATTACTCTCACAACTACCAAATCCATAGTAGTAAAACTACCTTTCGAGGAGTCTGCTTGAGTTTTATGGTTACAAGTAGAAAATAATACGAGATTACAAGGAGGATTTATAGAGATGGCTACACGTAAAGTTAATATTTCATTTAAGAAAGCGCAAATAGATTTAGAAGAAGGCACGATCACAGAATTTACAAAAGATGATGTAAAGGTTTATCGCTTAATGGATGAGTTAGCTCAATTCGTAGGCGACAATAAATTTGTTGATATTAGTATTTCTGAAACGTCTGAAAAAGAACCAGTCGAAGAGGACTAATCTATGATGAATCCTATTTTAAGAGAAAAAGACGAGAGTTTTCTTGATTATCATGTAAGACTATTTGCTAACAAAGAAACTTATGATATCGATACATACGAAATTGCTGAATTGCTTAATAAAGAATACGGCACTTCCTATTCTGAAAGCAAATGGCGTAAAGATTATGCTGCTTATGTAAAATGGCAAGATTATATTATTAGTAAAAACTTAGACGATGAAATCGTTGATAAATATGAAACTATAAGAATTGAATCTGAAAAAGAAAAGATTCGTAATCAAGATCAGAAACGTGAATACAAAAAGTTAATTCGTAATCAAGCTCGTTTTGAAGCGATTAAAGATGATATTTATAAAGCTGTATTACACTTAGAGAAAAAGAAATCTATCGTCTCCTCCCCTACTACTCATATCGGTTCAGAAAAAGAAGGATTAGCATTATGGTCAGATTGGCACTTTGGTATGGAGATTGATAATTATTCAAACAAATTCAATAAACAAATATTCAATGAGCGTGTACAAAAATTATTAACTAAGACAATTGAGTATGGAAAATTACATAATATCTCTACTCTTCATGTTGCAAATCTTGGTGATTTAATCGGTGGATTAATTCATGTATCAACAAGAGTTCAAGCTAATGAGGATGTAGTTGAACAAACTAAATATGTATCTGAAACACTTGCTGAAGTATTAGGTACATTAGCGAATGAATTTCCTAAAATTAAATATTATAATGTTGCAGGAAATCATGGTCGTACTTCCCCTTCTAAAAACGATGTTGGGATTAAGGAAAACTTTGAGTATTTAATTCCTTGGTATTTAGAAGCTAGATTAAGAGACTTTGATAATATCGAAATCACAAATGAGCAAGATGGGTTTATTATCGGTAAAATCATTAATGAAGATGTTGTATTTACACATGGACATTATGACAGACCAGATCAATCAGTCACTAAGATCCCACAACTAACTGGTGTCATCCCCTCTTTCATTTTTAGTGGCCATATACACCACCATTTTGAAAAAGAGCATGGAAAAACTACTGTAATAGTTAATTCATCTTTAGTAGGCAATGATGACTATGCTATGCAAGGTCGATACGGTTCTAAACCAGCGCAGAAGTTTTTAATCTACAACGAAGATGGTTTAGAGTGTTCTTATAACATTAAGCTGAATTAAAGGAGCGATTTAATGGAAGATAATATTCTACCATTTAATAAGTTTAAAAACAGTGATGGTGAATCATGTGATTGTGATACTTGCAAAATGGCCTATCGATATTGCATGGAAATATCCGATGCAGATACAGTAGATAAATTGGTTGATACGGTCAATAGGTTGATTATTGATGCTCAAGATCTTGGAATGAAACAACTATTGCAACAACAAATTAGACATAATACGGAATTACTTCATCATTTGGATAATTGCTGTGATGATGAATGTGACTGTGATTAAATAAGCATTACGAGTTAAAGGAGGGTTACGCAATGACAATGCAACATTTTGTGCCAGTTGACAGATTCGCAGAGGAAATGAAAATTAACTCAGCGTTAAGAGACAGACGCATTTTCATTTCAGAAGAAGTCGATAGAGAATCAATGTTTAAGGCTTGTTACCTATTAGACAGACTTGAGGAATTAGACAAACGTGATGAAGTTAAAAAAGACATCGAGATAATCATAGATTCATATGGTGGATACATTTATCATGGATTAGCGTTAATTTCAAAGATCTTATCGTTGCGTGACAAAGGGTATAAAATTATCACTACAGTTAATTCTGTAGCTATGTCAATGGGATTCATGATCTTGTTAGTTGGATCTGAACGGAGAGGGTTAAGACATTCTCGTGTAATGTGTCATCAACCAAATTCCGGTACATGGGGAACGTTGCAAGAAATGGAAGAATCGCTTGAAGAGACTACTGTATTATGGAATCGTTTAAAAGAATTGATTATCAAGTACACAGATATTACTGATGCACAACTAGAAGATATTAAACTAAGAAAATATGACTGGTTTATGTGGTCTGAAGAAGCACTTAAACTTGGAGTAATCGATACTATTATATAGGAGGCGTTATCATGACTGAACAAAACAAACACGAAGATGTAGAAGTTGAAGGTATTGATACTGAGCAACTTGAAGAATTAATTAGCAGTATGGGTGGTTCGGAGGAGAATGATAACCTTCCTAAAATAATGATCGACATGCAAGACTACGATATTGATCAATTTACAAAAGGTATTCATGATACTTCACACTTAGCTGGTGTCGTAACTGCTTTACTTAATACAGGAGTTTCAGAATCATTTGTACTAGATTACTTATTAAGTCGTGATTCTATTGCTCACAATATTCAAGTTGCTAATATCAACAAGGACATGAATGTTGAGATTGCTAAGAATAAGCAAGCTGCTCAAGAAAAGTATGAATTATAATAAGCAAAATATACATAAACACGAACATTTAAGCAGCATCTGATATTTATTGGGTGCTGTATTAAGGGTTCGTTACCCTTATATTTCATTTTCCTTCTCTCTTCTCCTCTCCCAAAGTATTTTAGATGCTAATCGGCTTCTCCCTCCGGTTAGTATCATAAAGTCCTTTTGTTAGTGGATACAAAAATTTAATTATACAAATAGGTATTTTAAGTGTTATCAAATAAACTTTGATAATGCTATAAAGTTCCTTTTTAGAAAGGAGATATTATGGCGATTAAAATAAACACTGCAAATAAAAATAAGCCAGTAGAAAAAAAGAAATGCGTAAAGTGTAAAAAAGATAAGGCGCTATCAGGTTTTTATCTATCTAATTCACCGAACTACGATAAACATCCTGTGTGTAACGTATGCTTGAAAGAAAATTTACAATTTGATTCAAATACTGATTACAATAGTAAAGCAACAATAGATAAGGTTAAAAGTGTGTTAATTGAGCTTAACAGACCTTTTTTATATGACATTTGGGATACTGCTTTACAAGAGTGTCGTAACACGAATAAAGATGTATTTGGAATATACATGAGAATTTTAATGGTTAAAAATCGAGAATATACATGGCAAGATTCAGATTTCAATGATCCAAGCGCAATATTCCAAGAAGAAGTTAAAGAGGAAACTAAACAAGAAGACACTATCTCCCCTCATTTAATTGATAAGTTTGGAGAAGGATATCTTCCTATTGAATACAGACTATTTGAAAAGAAATACAATATGCTGAAGAATAACTATCAAGAAAAAACAGCAATGCATACTGAAGCATTATTAACTTACATAAGATTCCAGGTTAAATCAGAGTTAGCAACTGCACAGGGAAATATTCGTGAAGCTAAAGATTGGGGTTCATTAGCTCAGAAAGCAGCACAAGATGCTAAAATTAATCCTTCTCAATTAAGTAAATCAGATTTATCTGATGGCCTTGATACATTTGGTCAATTAGTTCGTAGTGTTGAGCAAGCAGTGGATATTATTCATATCCTCCCTCAGTTCAGAGAAAGACCACAAGATAAAGTGGATTTCACGTTATGGTGCTACATTAACTATGTTCGCGATCTTAAAGGATTGCCACATGCGACTTATGATGAAATATATTCTTTCTATGACCAACGTAAAAAGGACTTTGAAAATTCGGCAGGTGGTTTCGATGGCGAATTATAATAATTTCCAATCGAACAATGCCAAACATTCAAATAGTAGCAGTAGAACGAATATTTATGAAGCTGATTTTAATCCTACTGTTAATGCAAAAGGAATGGCTGAAGTAGATAATTTCACTAAGAATCTAGATAAGTATATTGACTTCGTTTCTTGGGGGCGTTGGAATCCTGATTTATTTTGGGATTTGATTACGCCTGAAACTGGTGGTATTCGTTTAGATTTAGATCAACGTGTATTCCTTCGTTGTCTAGCTAGATTTATTACCAACTATGGAGTATTTCCTCGTGGGTATGGTAAGACATTGCTAGAGATAATGGGAATGTATCATACTGCCATCTTCTTCCCTGACATCGAATTAACAATGACTGCTCAAACAAGAGAAAATGCTGCTAAACTTGTAGATGAAAAACATCGTGAAATATTAAAATTTTATCCCCTTATGGCAAATGAAATAACAAAATATTCAAATACAAAAGATACAGTTGAAGTTATTTTTACATCTGGAGCACGAATTGATGTAATGGCCAATGCTCAATCAAGTAAAGGCGCACGTAGAAAACGTCTAAGTGTAGAAGAGGCTGCTCAAATCAATGCTGCACTATTTGAGGATGTACTAGAGCCTATTGTAAACGTTCCTCGTAGAACAATTGGTAAACAAGCATTAATTGATCCTCACGAGCTCAACGGTCAAATTTCCTTCTTTACAACTTCATGGTTTAGAGGTTCAGATGAATTCGAACGTAACTTGCACATGATTGATAATATGGCTGAATTAAAAGGTAATATTGTATTGGGTTCAGATTGGCAACTTGCTTGTTCATATGGTCGTGGTGAAACTCGATCTCAACTATTAGATAAGAAAGCTAAATTATCCCCTACCTTCTTCGCGATGAACTATGAATCTCGTTGGACTGGAGCTACAGATGGTAGTTTAGTAAGTATTAACAAGGTAATGGATTTACGTACACTTACTTCAGTTGAAACTAAAGCTGCTAAAAATGGTGAATACGTTTTAAGTATGGACGTTGCTCGTTCAGAGAAAGATTCAAATAACCAATCATCTATCGCAGTGTTAAGAATTATTCGTAGCAAAACAAACAAAATTAAACAAATCAAAGTTGTTAATTTAATTAACTTACCTAATGGATTAAACTTCACTGGCCAAACAATTGAATTAAAACGTATCGCTAAAATATTCAATCCTAAACGTATCATAATTGATGGTAACGGTTTAGGTTCGGCTATTGTTGATGAATGTCTAAAAGAGCAAATTGATCCTTTAAATGGTGAAACATTAGACTGTTGGGACACTATGAATAATGATAAAGAACCTGAAATTAGAGGTGCAGATAAACTTGTATATGATTTACATTCACAAGGTATTAACACTGATATTATTATCAACTTTATCGATATGATTGAGTCTCAAAAGCTTCAACTCTTACAGAAAAATGATAATAAAGATTATGATGTAAATGATGCAGACTACATTAAAAGTGAAGTCCTTCCTTTCATTCAAACAGATTTATTACTTGAAGAAATTGCAAATTTAAAACTTAAAAAATTACCTAGTGGTAAATATTCTATTGAACAAGTTACAAAGAAAATAAACAAGGATAGATACTCTGCCATAGCTTACGGATTATGGTACATTAAAGAATTTGAAGATAAACAAATCGATAATGACTTTGATATGTCTGCATACATGTTCCACAACTAACATAATAAGGAGGTGTCACATTGCCTGAAAATCAATCCCCCTCTCCCCTATCTCATCTAGATAGAGATACAATTCAATTTGAACAGCTATCACAAGGAATTTTTTCTATCAATTACAAAGTTGATTCATCTAAAATGAAATATACAAAAGAACAAATACTTCGATTCCTCGAATCTGAAAATCGTACTGCTCTACGTGATGTATCTCGATACTTCTATAACGTAAGTGGAGAATACAGACGAATTGTTCATCACTATATGAACTTACTTACCTTTGATTATCTAGTCATACCTAGAACAAATGGTGAAAAGTTTGATAGTGCATTTCAGAAGAATTATCAAAAAGTATTAGACTATACAGATAATGCTTATATCTTAGAACAATCAAGATTTATTGCTTATACTATTTTGATCGATGGTATCTTCTTTGGATATGAAAGACAATTAGGTAACAAAATTACACTACAACAATTACCTTATAAATATTGTCGTTCAAACTTTAAGATTAATGGTATTCATGCAGTTGAATTTGATTTACGATTCTTTGACCAATATAAAGATACTGAACAGAAGATTGATTTATTTAATTCATTCCCTCCTGAATTCTTCGAGTTATATATCGACTACAAGAAGGGTAATTCCTCATTTTGGGTAATGTTAAATCCTACATTTGCTCGTTGTCATAAATTAACTGACAATCAGACTCCTATGTTTTCTGCTGTATTCCCCGAATTAATTAACTTAAAGGAATATAAAGAAATTGATAAGTCTAAAGACAAAATGGATTTATATAGACTACTTGTTCAACGATTGCCTACTGATAAGACATCTG